ATTCTGGTTAACTGTGCTAAAGGTTCGCCGATAATACCAGGTAAAGCTCTGAATGAATCGCTTATACCTTCGTTAACTGTTAAGATAGCGTCTTTAGCTTCTTGTGAATCCTTGCCAAACTGTGCAACCGCTTGATTATATGTATCAAATGATTTATTTTGCTTATCGAAGTTTGAAAACATTGACTCAAGAGATCTAAAAACATTATCAATAGCTGACTGTATAGCGTTTTCAGTAGATGCCATTGCAAAACTTATTTGATTAGTGTATTTACCAACAAAACTTGATAATTGACCTAAAGAATTAATCATTTCATTATCAAGTGTTTGTAAGTAGTCACCTAGTCTTTCAAACTGTTGAGAACTTGAATTTATAGAACCAATCAATAAACCTTGATAGTATTCTTGTAACTTTTGTCTATTCTCTAACTCTTGATCATAGATTTCTGTTGCTTCTTTAAACTCTTTTTCAGTAAGTTCTAAAGATTCTTTTGAATACTTTTCTTGTAACTCTAAAGATTCTTTTTCAGCTTTTTCCTCTAAATCAGATTGCTTTTTAAAAATCTTGTTTTGTTCATCAATGCTTTTTTGTTGTTCTTTTTCTAATTGTTTATAGAGTTTTTCACCTGCTGCAATCTTTTGAGATTCAAGTTTAAAAGATTCATTTTGTAATTTAATACTTTTCTTTTGTTCACCATCAATTAACTTAAATCTTTCTTGAGCTATTTTAACTTTATTATCTTCTATCTTTTCATAGATTTCTGACTCTTTAAGTTTTGATTCTTCATATTCTTTACTTCCCACTGTAAACTTTTTAGCTTTATTAGCATAATCTTGAGCAATTAAAAGAAGTTTCTCATTTACAATTTTGTACTTTTCAAGCTTGTTAACATCGTCTTTGTCAGCTTGAGCTTCAGCCTTATTTAAATATGCTTGATGTTTTGCAAGTAAAGCATCAAATTGGTTATTAACATCTTGTAAATACTTTTCTTGTCTTTTCTTAACTTCTTCAGGTGAATTATATTCTAACTTTTCTAATCTCTTTTTATTATCAATAGCTTTTTTATCAGCTAATTGTTTAGCTTTATTTTCATTAGCTGTTTCAGTTGCTAATAAATCATCAGCTAATTTTTTTCTAAATATTGCTTGTTCTTTTAATCTTTTTCTTGCTTCGTTGTTACTAGCAAAAGTAATTAAATTAGTAGATGCATCAGAAAATTGTTTTTGCTCAGTTGAGCTTAAAGTTTGACCGCTTCGCTCTTTTTGCATTAAAGACCTGATAGTTTTTAAACTATTTTCTTTTGTCTTTAATTGCTCATTTTCTTGCTTAGATAATTCTAACTCTTGCTTTTTATACTCAATGTAATTGCCAACTTTACCAAAAAGATTAATCTCTTCTAAACCTTTTAATAAGTTTATCTTTTGACCTAATATTGTAAAGTTTTCTAGTACTTCTTTTATTACAAGATTCCAACCATCAGTAGCATTTGAAACAGATTTAATTGCTTTGTCAAGGGAATAAAAGAAACCAACCGCAACAGTTAAAGCTATATTTGATTTAGTAAGTAAACCACCAAATATACCCATAGCGATATTTAATAGTTTTAAAGCACCTAAAGCAAATCCTAAACCTATAGTAAATAATCCTAGTTGTACTATGTTTTCTTTAGTATTTCTATCAAGTTTTACAAAACCTTCAACCATGTATCGAATGTTATTAACAAAAGGCATCATAGCGGTATTGATAATATCGCCAAACTCTATTTTTAAAACATCAATAGATTGTTTCATTTTTTGCATTTGAAACGAAAATGATTTAGACTGTTGACTTAACGCTCTATCTGTTGAACCTGCTGCCGTTTCCATTTCACCTAATGCACGAGTAAAACCAGTTGCACCATCTTTAGCAAGTGTTAAACCTGCCTTAGCCGCTCTAGCCTCAGGTATCATTTTTGCCATTATAGACAAACTGCCGTTTGTTGCTTTGGATAAATCAGCCATTACACCTGATAAACCCTTAGTCTGTAATGCTGTGTCTCCTAATTCAACGCCTAAAAGTTTTGCATACTCTGCTGCCTCTTTTGATGGATCAGCTATTGACCTAATTAAATTTGCTATAGCTGTTTCAGATTCACTTGCACTTATACCAGCTCTTGTTAATTCAATAAAAGCTGCACCAACTTCTTTAAATTGAACACCTGAAGCAGCAGCAACCGCATTAACAGATCCTAAATTACTTGATAATTGCTCAAAGGATATAACACCCTTGTCTACAACTCTAAATAACTGATCTGAAAATTGAATAGAATCCTTTAATGTTTTCTTGTTGTAAGCGTTCATTAATGAACTTAAAGCACTTACAGACACTTCAGTTGTTGTTATACCTGCACTAGCCGCTTTAGATGCAACCCCTACCATTTTTAAAGAGTTTTCAGCATCAAACCCACTAGAAACTAATTGATACATAGCTTTTGCTAAATCAACAGGTCCATTGCTTATATCTTTGTTTTTAGTTAATTCTTTTATTGAATCACCAAACTTTTTAAATTGGTCTTCACTTGCTTGAACTAAGGAGTTAACATTTCTTAGTTGCTTGTCAAACTCCATTGATAGATTAGCTATATTCTGAGCTAATACGCCCGTAGCTGTTGTCATTGCAGTAATAGCAATAGTATTTAAATTAAACCCACTTTGTGACTTAGTTAATTCTTTAGTCTGGTTTTGAAGTGAACTAATATTAGTATTGATAGCCTGACTTTGAGTTTTTAAAGCATTGACGTTTGCATTAATAGCAGCTTTTTGGTCATTCAATCTTTTTATGTGATTGTCTAATGCTGTTTTATTAGCATTTAAACCATTTAAACTATTATCTAAAGCACTCTTTTGGGAATTTAAATTTTTAATAGTTAGTTCTAATGCCGCACGTCTTTGCTTGTCTGCTTTGGTATTACCATTTATAGCATTTTTTTGAGCTTCTAAAGCACTAATATTATTTTGTAAAACAGTACTTTGTGATTGAATAGCAATAATATTACTTTGTATATTATTTCTTTGCTGATTTAACGCACTAACTTGCCCGTTTATAGCCTTTACTTGATTCTTTAGTATGTCTATATTTTGATTGATTTGATTAAGATGCTGTTTCTCCGCTGCAATAGTTTGATTTATTGCTCTAATAGCTGACGAGTTATCACCTGTCAATCTTAATAAAATATCTGTTACATTTGCCATTTTATAAAAGCCCTATATAATAAAAAAGCCCTAACTTAATAGGGCAATTAACCAAAAACTAAACGAATTAAAAAGCGATATACTCACATTTTACGGCTTGACTTGTTGCTGTGAAATCTCCTGCACCCATGTTAATTAATCTCCTTTATTTATTTTTCTATGTTTTTTTGGCTCAGATATTTTTGATTCATTTGTGTTATCAGGCTCTTTTAAATCCTCAAACACAGGTAAATCAATCTTTTTTGATAGTTTAGCAACACCTAGTATTTTATTAGGTGTTAATGATAATTCAAGATTTAGATTATTACTTAGAGCAAAATCATTAATAAAATCTTGAGAGTAAACTAACACAAAACCGTCTTGTGTTGGCACTTCCTGACTATCAGGATATTTAAAATCTGCTTTGTTTCTGAGTCTAACAAAACAAACTATATCTTTGTCTTTATCAAATTTCTTTTGTAAAATTTGAGTTTCATTATTTACTGACAAATTATTAAACTCTTGCAAGAGATTTAATGACTTAGCCATAAATTCTAAATTATTTTTCATTTGTGTTTATCTCTTTTAAAATATTTTTCAATGTATCGCCAAAATATTCCTTCTCTAAAATTAATTGGTCATGTAAGATTGCTATAGGTTCTTTAATATCATCAGAGTTCTTTGTCTGCTTTGATTTTGATTCAATATCAGATAGCACTGAATAAAACCACTCTTGAGCGTTTTTAATTAATATCTTCTCACGTAATGAAAAGAATTTACTAAATAAAATCTCAACAGTGTTTAACTCTATCCATTCCTGACTATATCCATTCTCACGGAGTAAACTAAAAAGATTATTCTCTATCCAAGTACAACTAAAAATATCAAGTGGGTCATCAATTAAATCATTGATAACTTGCTCTGAATAATCTAGTTTTCTTTTTTGATAAAGTTTAATAAAGGGATACTTTCTATTAACTTCCCTAGAGCGTTCATAATAAAAAAACTTTTATTTGCCTCGCCCTGCTTTTTGAATATTATTCTAGTAAATATTTCAGCCCAAACATCAAAGTCACTTAAGAATATCCTTGATTTGTTTTCACCTGTTGCAATGCTTAACAAGTTCATAAACTCATCAAATAAGCCGACAGGTTCATTGTTTTGAATACCATCTTGAATAAGTACCTTGATAATATTTATAGGGCTTTGTATTAACTTTTGCATTGATTCACGTTTATACTTGAGTATCTCTTCATACAAAGCTTTTTGGTCAGGGTTATACATTTCTTTTTCAAGGTCTGATAACATCTGAAACTTAACCGCTTGTTCAACTTTATCGCTTGGATACTTGCCTTCTTTAGCCCCGAAAATCTCTAATATATCATTAACCGATATACCAACCTCAGGACTAACTTTTTGAATAAACTGATTAAAACTGTAAAGAACTAAACCGTTAGAACGTATTTTTATTTTTATTAGTTCATCAGGTTCTATTGGTGATGCATTTAAATCTATTGACATTGTATTTTCCTTTATTAAAAAAATAGTGCTAACCCTGAAAGGTCAAGGCTAACACTACTAACATGTTATATTTTAGAAGTTAAGCTTAATTAATGTAATGTGTATCGTAAAACTTATATTTACTTGTTGCTGCGTTGTACTCAGGTAAAGCTTCGATAGTAAAACCATACTTAGCCGCAACCTTACCATCTCCATCGTCAGCCCCTGCAATAGCTTTGATTTTAGCTCTTTGTATATGATCAATTCTGATATTACCACTTGAACGGTCATACTTTACTATTCTGATTTGTTTAGCTGCTGGTAAATCACATACTATACTTGATAGTTTTTTCTCAGATATTACTCTAACCGCTGCACCGTCCGCAGGTAGTTGAAATAATGGAGTAACAAAATTAACAGTTGTTCCTGATATAGATTTAATAACAACATATTCTTCTTGTGTTCCATAAGTTGATGAACCTGTAATAATTCCTAGTTCTTGACCTACTACTAAACCTGTAGCACTTGCAACAACTATAGAAAAACTTGTTGCTGCGGGTGGACTTTCGTCTACTGTAGTTGTAATTGGACTTGAAGGCTCTGTAATAACTGCGGTAGCTGAACCATTAGCAGCTAACTTTGTATACCAAGTAGGATAAACTAAAGATACAGGTATTTCTACCATTCTGCCTGTTTCAAGCACATCATGAGATACTGAAACCATACCCGCTTTAGGGATAAAAGTTTCTAAACTTGGAACAAGTCTAATTGCTGTTTCGCTTATTCCATAAGGTCTCCAACCTAGTGTGCCCTTATATGTTACGTCTGTGTTTCCGTAGTCTGCATATTCGATTACAGTTCCACCGACTTCTGCGTTTATACCTGTATTAGCTAAAATTTCAGCTAACGGGTTACATGTAAAACTAATTGCTGTTGAATCAGCCATGATATTCTCCTTTGTTTTGAAATAAAAAAAGCCCGTTATGGGCTAGAATTTGTATAAATTAAGATGATAAAACTTGAACGTGTATTCTATAAGCAAATTGAAAGATTTTTTGTTTAAGAAATGTTCCAAGTTCTTCAAATAGTATAATTTCTGTATTAGCTACTTTGTAATTTAAATTAGCATTACAATTTAATGTTTTTTTAATGTCATAGCATGTCCTTAATGCTTTTCTTTGGGATTCAACAAAATCGGGATCTTCTTCAACAACATCAATAAAATATAATGAAGGCTCAATTTTATAAATATTATCACGGCTAAAATTTAGCTTTGTTGGAGGAAATACACCAATAGCAGGGCAATCATAATTACTTAGATTTTCCATTGATGTTTTATAAATGATAGGCTCATTTAATTTAAAATTTTCCACTTTACTTGAAATATATGAATCAGCTTTTAATACTTCTATTATTGCATCAATAATCTCTATAGCAGGGTATTTATTAGCCTGTGACATCGTTAAAACCTTTTATGTAAATATTTAAAATCTCTTGTTTAGCTTGACTAGATAACCAAGCATATTGGCGTTTTGGCATATATACAAATCTACCTGTACGCCAATGTCTAAACTTACCACCGTTATTATGAATTGCTGCATAAGGCAGATTGGAACTAAAACTAAATCCTAATTTATCAATAGTTATTGCTTGAGCAAGTTTTAAACTATTTCTTAGATTACCTGACTTAGTCAATGTTAAACCACCAAACTTTTTAACTCTAATTGACGGCTTCCATTTTCCAATCGGTGATTCTTCATTATTAAAATGTTTTTGGATTTCTTTATTAGCAACATCAGCGGCTAACTTGTTTTCATAAGATAAATTTATTAACTTTTTAAGAAATCCGTTCAACATTAATTTTGCTGTTGAATCATTAACAACTATATTTGAATTAAACATTAAAAAAACTATTAACTTCTGCTAGAAATTCAGTTGTATTTGTTTGTATATCATTCGTAAAAACTTTTAAAGCCCTTGGAATAATATTATTTTTTACCTGTTGCTTTAGTAATGGGTGAAAATATCCATTTTTTTTATCAATCAATTTTGCTATAAGTTTTTTAGCTTGTGATATTTTTAATTCTGATAATGATATAGTTTTTTCGCCCTGTTGCTCTTCGTAGTTATATTCTACAAAAGCATTAGTTAATAATAAACTAACTGTAATTAATGCACCTGCATATCTAATATTAATAGGTAGATTGTCTATATCTAAATCAACATTTGATCCTTCAAAAGGTACGACATATTTATCTGAAAACATATCATCAATTAAAGCTTGTGCGACAGGTCGCCAAGTGTCAATCTCTGTGTCAATTTGATTTGAATTCCTAGCAGCAAGAGGCATAAACTTTAATACATCTTCATTAGTAAAATAATCAAAACTCATTAGCTTGAATACCCTGCGTATAATGTTAAATAACAGCTAGATGTGCTATCAGTAATAAAAGCATGTACATCTTTACCTGTTACACCTTCAATAATTTCAATATTATTCCCATTATCAATAGTTGTATTAGCTAAAGATGGTGTCTTTTCTCTTACTAATTCAAAAGCTGAACTAGCAACAGTATTTGAAGCAGCAGCAGATAAAACAATGTTTGTATCATCAGTAACGGTTGCAACTGTTAATAATTCATTGTTTGAAGTAACACGTATTTTATCACCTGCTACTAACTCAGATGAAAATAATGTATTAGTACCAACAACAGCGGTATTTGTTGCAGTAGTTGCAATAGTACCGCTTTGAGTTGTTCGTATTTCAACATGAGTGTTTTTATCTGATCCACCTGCAACACGTACAATTCTAAGTTTTTTACCCGATACACCTGATACAGTCGCCTTAACACCTGCATTAGTACCAGTTTTTAAACCTGAATCATTTATATTTGTTATTGGTAATCTTAAAATGCTCATGTTTTCACCTATCCCAATCTATATAAAACTGCTGCTGTTGCAGATGAAAAGTAAAGTCTAAATAAACCAACTCCAACAGTACTAGAAGCTGCAACAGTTAATAAAGAATCATTAGCTGTGTTTCCTGTACTTGTTTGTTTAGCAACAACAATACCTGAGCCTACTGCAACGGTTACAGTATTAGCACCCGCTGTATTGTCTACATAAAAATCAAATGTAGTACCTTGTGATGCATTAATCGCTGCTCCGATTAAGGTTGCGGTTGGTAATGTCATAGTAACTGCTGCCGCTGATGTAGAAGTCAATAAACCAGTTTTTAACTGTCCTGCTGTAACTGTTGCTGTTGCGTTAATTGCTGTTGCTGTACTTCTACCGATTGGTGATGTAATAGGAACATTAGTTCCTAAACCTCTCTTTTTTATATAATCAAGATCTGAGTAAATACCCATTATCTACCACCACCTTTTTTAGTTTTGGTTTCAACTTCTTCTGGTTTTTCAACTTCTTCTGGTTTTTCAACTTCACTTGCAATATCAAGACTTGCATTTTTAATCACTTGTCTTAATTCAGCTATTTGTTTTGATAATTTATTTATCTCAGCGTCTTTGTTTTGAAGTTGAATTAATAAAATATCTTTGTCAGTTTGTTGGGTTGCAGGCATTCCATCAGTAATATCAATAGCGTTTTTATTCTCTATTAATATATCTCTTGTCACTTTATCTTCAATATTAAAGACTTGACCTTTTTTGTCTATCTTTACACCATTATTTAAATAAATAGTAGGGATAGTACACATCATTTTATATGTCATTTTTTAACTCCTTACGCTATAACGTTCTTAGCTTGTTGTCCACAGTCTTCTTGTTCCACTGCAAATCCAAATGTCATTTCGGTTTCGATATAAAGAGCCTTTTCACCAGGTATTCTAAATTCTTCAACAGTGAATTGTGCTAAACCTGTTGGAACGATTAAACGTCCAAAAGTTTCTGTGTATAACTCGCCTGCATCAGGGTTATTATGTATCATCACAAAATGTTTACCTGCTTGAAATGAATTAGTTGCTGTTTCATTTTGCTTAGCTGTGTTCTTTGTTGTTCTAGATACATGAATGTTAGGATCATAATCTAAGTTTAATTGACCTCTAAGTATAGCTTTAAAAGCTTGCATATTCATTGTTCTAAACTCTGTATCTTTTAAAAGTGCAAGGGTCTTAGGGTGATAAGCTAACTTTGTTAACACTTCTCTACCTAAAAATATATCAGTTACAGTTTCACCGTCTGTGTTTTTTTCAAGTGCTTCTTCCCATTCACCGATATTTAACCAAGGATCAGAGTTTTCATAATCTGACCATTGACTAGTACCTGTTAATGTTCTTGTGTTACCTGTAAAATTTGCAGCATCTTCTAAAACACTAATAGCTGTTTTCTCTCTATCTTTCCAAAGTAATCTTGCAAGAGCTAAAGACATACCTTTTTTATGGTTGTTTTGGATAACAGGATCAGCGTTTTTGATAGATTTATCAGCTATTTTATTTTTTACTGCTATAGTTTTACATGTAAAATTCTTAGATGTGTAATCTGCTTTAACTTCAACAGACACACCGCCATCTTCACGCTCTAAACTTCCAACTCTATCCATTGATCTAGTAGGGTCAAATAAATAAAGTTTACCGAATTCTTTATCTGAAGGTGTCACAGCAAACATTTTTGTCGCTTGATATTTTTCTTGGTTTAAACTTCTCGCACTAAGTACACGACTTAAAGGTACGTTTGTTGTTGAATTAGCATAAGTAGCCATTTGTTTATTCTCCTTTATTTATATTTTTAAACGCCTGCATAACAAGCTAATTGCATGATTTCAATTTCTTGAACTGTTGAATTAGTTGCCGCTGTTGCTGCTTCTAAAGCAATACCGCATATTGGAACAACTGTTGACGGAGCTGATGTATCAATAGTTCTTGATGAAACATAACCACTCGCTGCTGGTCCAACTACTGCACCTCTTGAAATATCACCCGCAGTTTTTACAATCTTTGTTGGAGCGTCTAAAACTACAACAATTTGTCTAGACCCTGAAGTATCACCATTCACAGGCGGAAAACAATCGGATTCAGTAAAACCTATACCTAATTCACCGCTACCACAAACTACAATATCGTTATCAACATCACTTGAAGCACCTAATTTAACTCTGATGTTTTGACCGATACCGCCTGAGCTAACTGCTAAATCTACATTAAAAGTACGCTTTGGAGCGTATTGAGTTGTCTCTCTTGACATTTTTTCCTCCAATAAAAAAAGCATCCTAAATCAGGAGGCTTACTAATAAATTATTTTTTTGTTATTTTGAAAGGCTGATCACTTCTGGTTTTTCAACAGGAAAAGGATTTGTTTTGTAATAAATATCACAAGCTTGCTCATAACTAACACCTTTCTCATCTGCATATTTTTGAATAGCTTGGTCATCTTCTAAATATTCTATTGTTGCTTCATCTGAATAATTAATCTTTTCATCTCTTTTGTTAATTTGCACTTTATTACCTCTATTTGTTTCTGTGTATTCATCTGTTGAATATACAAATTTATGATTTTTTGAACCTGACACGCTTAACTCTTTAGCTAAGTCTTTTAAAACTGCTTGTATATTAGCTTTGAGTGTACCTTCAACTTCTTGCCCTTCATCTGAATATTTAAAAGTTGTTTCGTTTGGTTTATCCATATTATTAAGCATAGATATTAATTTGTTTTCCATTGAGATAGGAAAAATAGGACCTGACGGATTCTTTGTAAAAGAGTAAACAAATTTCATGTTAGCTTCTTTTTCTCTTTGCAATTGTTCGTTAGCTAGTCTTAATTGAATTTCAGCATTAGCAATTTTTAAAGCCTCAATCTCAGCATCATATTTTGCTTTAGCTTCTAACTCAGCGTCGTATTTCGCTTTCTCTTCATACTCTCTAAGTTTAGCTTTATAAAAATCTACCGTTTCAGTTGTTTCTGGTTCTGCTGAATACATACCTGATTCTTTTTGTTGAAGTTTTTCTTTTTCTTTTTTGAGATAGTCATCAAGTGTTAATAAGTACTCATCGCCTGCATCGTCTTCCATTTCCATAAAAGCTTCGTAACTTTTTACATTTTTCATTCCTGCATCACTGCATTTTTGCTTTTTAGCTTCATAAGCTTGTTTTGTAATTTTCATTTTTAAATCTCCATTTTGATAATAAATAGGTTCTTCGTCATAATTAATTGACGTTTCACACTCATAAATAAAAGTATTATTCTCATTTTCAGCATCATAAAAAAAAGGCTTCATAACAGGAGCTAAAGCAGGTAATTCTGAGCCAAGCAAAGCATCAGCATATAAAAACCTTTTGTATTTTTGACCGTTTATTGTTACATTTTCCTTGAACTCTGCACTATGACCACTTATCAAACCGTCTTTTATCATGTTATAGATAGGCTCTGGTACATTTACTCTATCGGCATATAGTTCATCATTAACAAGTCTTAGATTCTCTAAATCACCAACACGAAAAGGTAATTTATTTAAAACAGGGTCTTGCTGATGGTCTTTAAATTCTTTGTGAGTAAATTTTTGAATAGGTTTAAAGTTTTGCTTAGTATCTTCATAGCATTTAACCGCATCGGCTAAGTCTGATACGCTTGTCTTTCTACCCTTCCAATTGCCTGCTTTAAATATCATTTGATTAGGTATTGAATATTTTTTAACAGTCGGTCTTTGTGATTCAATATTATTATCATTTGAGGTATCAAGTAACACTTCAAACTTTGATATATAATCGGTTGTTTCATCAATACTATATTGTTTCAATGATTGCTTTATTGCATCAGTACGAGCAACACCATTATTAATTAACTTTCTAATACTATTTAAAATGATGGAATCATTTAAAGCTGTATTAGTCATAGTACTTTCATTTTGCATTTTTATTTAACCTTCTGTAACTTATGCAGGAATAAACTCACATGCACAATTTGGATGCTGTGGAATACTTGGTAAATTAGGACTATTAATAAAAAATACTTTTTGATTATATAGTTCACACTTACAATTAATCTTTTTTAGATATTTTTCACGAGTCATAATAAACCTTACTTTTTTTAGACTCATCTTTTTATATAAATCAATCTTTGACTCGTTTTTAACTCTTGTAGCCTCTGTGGTACTTGTTGCTTCAATCCTAGTATTCTTAAAGCTTTGGGTATCATGCTTAACTAATTCTTTTAACTCTTTTGTTGATAAGCTTGGATTATTTTTTAAGGCATTAGTAAGAGTATCTTTAACTTTGTCTTGATAGTCTTGCACTTGCTTTGATGATAATTCTTGAGCATACTTGATATTATATTTATTCATCTTATCAAGCTTTAGCAATCTAATCTTTTCTAAATCATCAGATTTATTAAACATTGTCTTTAACTCGTTTTTAGTAAACTCTGTTGTAATTCTCTCAACATTCTTAAAGTGGTTTCTAAAAAGATTTTCCAATCCTTTTTGTTTTGAAGCAGGAATGACAATCTTATCGCCTGCTTTATACTTTGAAACTTTTCTAAGTGTGCTACTTTCTAATTCTGAGTAATACTTATCAAGTTTTTCATTAAATCGTTTCTCTATTCTCGCTAAGGTTTTATCAAGCTTTTCAAGGTCTTGTATCTGTTTTTTTGGCATTATTCAAAATCATAATTAAATAAAGTAACTGGTTCATCTTCATTCTCATTATCTATTACACCTTGCTCAATCTCATTCTCTTCTATATCGCTTGGTATATCATCTATCTTTTGAATATATTCTCTATGATTTTTATTATCAGGGTTTACTATTCCCATATCATAGTACTTAACTAATCTATCAACTAATGATGATTTACTTTCTTCATCAATTGGACTAAATTTAAGGTCAGGGTATGCAGATAAAGGAAACTTTTCTATATCAAAGTTTAATCTTGTAAGAGGTCTTACAAGTTGTTCTTTGAGTAAATCTTCATCACTACGAATTAAATATAATTCATGTATCTTTGATGATTTCATCTTTTCGCTTGTGTCAGCTTTTGAACCGTACCCGTTTGAGTTTTCATTTGTTGCAGCCGCTGTTGATTCAATAACTTTAGCAATAGCTGTATTCAAATAATTAATTATCTCAATACATGGATTTTGTGATCTATTAGCAATCTCTAATAACTCAACTTTATAACCTTGCGGAATACTTGCACATGATGAAGCTTGTAATTGATTAGCAAATGTTTCTGCTGCTTCAAGTTCACCGTCTCCACCTGTTGGTAAATAGATTACTGTTGAAGGGTTAGCCCATTTACCTGCACCAATCATCATTATTTTTAATAACTGTTGCTTAGAGTAACATAATGGATATAAAGCATCAGCGACACCTTTGCCGTACGGATCACTATGTCTTTTTTTCCAAGTAGAATAAATGAACTTTTCTTTTGGTAATGCAATATTATGTGCTAAATCAGTAATTGATAGTACATTAGCAAATTTATCTAAATCAAATTGAAAAACACCAGGCTTTTTATTCTTGATAGCATCAATTACTAACTTACCTTTGAACTCCCCAAACTCTTGATACTTCCAAACTTTCTCACTAAAAGCATGACCATATATAATCCTATCTGAGTCAAGAGAATATAAGGCGTCCTCAATAGTTTCTTGCATTTCATCAAGATTTAACTGCCAAAACTTTTGTAAGATGTCCGCTACTTCTTGATATTTAGGCTCTATAAACTTTGGTTTAACAGGTGTAATCCTTAATTGCATTACACTAAGCTTTAGTTTTTCTAATGATGCAATTACTTGATCGTCGTTTTCGATAACGTCCTCAACAACACCATAACCTTTGTTATTTAGTGTTTTGTTTCGGTTGTAATAAGGACTTAACCCATAATCTAAAGCTTGTGAGATATAGCCAAATTCATTATCTAAAACCATTTCCATTGTAGGGTTTTTTTTAACTATTTGTTGAACTGCTAAAACTTCACTAGGGTTATATGATGGATCTAAAGACTTTTTATCTTTTAAATCTAGTAAATAACTAGCTCCCAAAGTATATCCAACTGCCATTTATATAATCCTAACTAAATAAATCATCATAAGTATCTCTTTTAATTAAAGTTTTTAATCCATGTGGATTAGAAGGAGGAAGTAACTCAAAATACATACGCATCATTAAAGCGTCAGTGTAATCAGGTGAACGCCCTATTAACTCTTTTATCTCTTTTTTTCTAAGTGTTTCAATCTTGCCCTCGTTGTCTAAGCCTCGATTTTTATAGCACTCTAGCTCCTCGTTTATATCGTTCTTATGCTTTGATACATCAACTTCAAAATATATTTTGTTATCATTGACGTATTCAGAAAACTTAAACTGACATTGTGATTTCAAATTACGATAGTTAACCTTTTTGTTCTTTTCATCTAATGGTTTATCATTATTCTTAAATGAGATAGCCCCTGACAAATAACCATCAAGGAACAATCCAACTCCATCGGCATCATAACAAATATGACTACGTGGTATATTATGTTTTTGAGCTAAAGACTTTATAGTATCTTCAATCTCTTTACCAGTGCTTTTATCAATTACTCTATAATCAATAATCCTAAGCCCTGACCATATCCATATAACAAACTTATCCGAGCCTTGAAAAGCCAAGTCTGCTGTAAGGTATTTTTTACCATCGGAAACAAAACTATTAGTGTATAAATCATTAATCTTGTCATCACTAATTAATCTAGCTGAATCAATATCACCTTCAGCCAAGTACAAAGCTTTGAACATGAAAAGCGGAAGGTCTCGCCTTGCTTGTTCAACTTCGTCAGCTTCTAAGATACCTGCATTAACCGCATCATAAGCTGTTACCCTAAAATATTCATAGTTAGTGTCAGTTTCAGCCTTTAATGCTAATTGATGACCCCAATTACTATTCCCTTTATAGTTTCCTATAAACTTACACTTTGCTTTTGTCGCTGTGAGTGTTGATCTTAACGCATACCATGACTCTTGTTTACTTCGTGTAAATTCATCAAATACAGCTCCATAAACATCTTCACCGTATAGATTATCAGGATCTAAAGCAGTTTTAAAAGCTATCACAGAACCAAGCGGTGTTGTTATGGTTAACTCTGATTTGTTCCTAGTGTATAAACCTGACTTAGCAACTACACGCCAAAGTCTATCAAAAGCTATCTTTGCTTGTGAATAAACAGGTGCAACCCACCAAAAGTTCATACCTGCTTTAACATCTAAAACCTTTTTACCGTTTTGAAATCCATGAGCCATTTCAAATATCCAGTAAATCATACTAAATGTTTTACCAGTTTTAGTACTTGCTTCAACTATAGTAAACCTAGCATCATTGTATAAAAAATCTTTTTGATACTGTGCAAAGCTTGGTGGTTCTATAACCAAAGTTTTAAATTTCCTTAAATGATATTATTTGTTCTGTTTTACCTGATAACTCGCTTTTAACTGGTGCGTGTAAGCCTAATATTTTATTTTGTTCTGCAATAGCATCTAAGACACGTTTCATATAATTATGATCGCCATGTATAGTCTCAGTTTGTACACCTGTTTCTTTTGAATCACCTTTAACTTTATCATTTTTATTTTTAATAGATTTTTTTATCTTATCAGCTTTAGACTTTTCCCAAGCTTCAGAGTTTTCTCTAATAATAAAATCAAGTGTTTCAAGTTGCTCTTGTTTCTTTTTATCTAAATCTATAGAAGTGTTTTCTTTCCACTCAGATTCGATAAGTTTTAAATCAGCGTAAATTTGACTATAAGAAATATGTTGTAAATCAGGGTGTTTAGATATTTGCATCATTGTACATCTTCTAAGTCTTAATTCTTTGATTAATTCCCTATCTCTTTGCTTTTCCAAGTCGTTTCTTTTATTAGCTTTTTCAGGTTGTTTTTTCATGCTAATACTTTATGCTTAATTCTCAAAATATTTATTTATTTCATTTTCTGATAAAACAACACCATTTCTTTTTATTGTGTATTGTTTATTTTCTTTTCTCATGTAAGTTACATAACGCT